TAAACTGGCTAAGATCTTTATTACCGGACAGACCAGCTTCATCACCCGTATACAACGACTCAATAGCGAGATCTGACTTCCAGATCCCTCGAATATTATCCATAGTGATCGTTACACCAGACCTAGATATAGATCCAACGAGCAAATCACTATATTTATCATCTAAATAAGAAATATACTTCTTAATGATATTCCTACATTCCACATTCCAGTAAGAATCCATTCTCAAAGCACACGCACGCAAATAATGCCACCGAACATCGTCTATTTTACTCCCAAACGCAAGGGATCCAAGCACACGGTCAGTAGCAGGACAAGGCATCCATAAATGATCAACTTCATCCCAGACCGAAGTCTGAGACAAAAACTCACACTCATGAGCCTTTCTAGCAGTATTAGTAGGTGTCTTCGTCTTAACACCAATTTCTGTCCACACAGAACTAATAAACTCTGGATTAAAACTCTTAAACTCATCCGATACCGAATAAGTGTTATCATCTCCACAAAGAGCTGCCTCAACATTGTCCATAAAATGTTGATAATTGGTCTCAACACTGTCTCTCTCACAGTATTTCAACCATGCATAAGCAAAAAGTCTGAAAAGAATACACGTATTATCCACAATAGTGTTTACACTTCCAGACGGATTGCCAGTATGCTTCTGCACGAGCTCACCATTCTCCAATACTATCACAGAATGAACAATAGCATCATACAGATTAAGTGAACGATTCCAATTAGCTTGAGTATGCAGATCGGGATCCATCCACTCCCATCTCAAATCACGCTGACCGAACAAAAACTGAGCAGCTAATGAGGAATCAAAATCTGTCTCATCCAACTCATAAGCATTAGGATGCTTAGAGACTCTTGAGACATAATAATCATTCCACCCACGAAAATACTTAGAACAACCTACATAGCTCCAAGTATTTCTACTCAAATAAAATCCACAATTCTGATCAAGGTACAGTCTATTACAACTCGCACCATGCTCAATCGCAGAAGCCGTAAATGTACGGATTTTCATCGCCGCAATTTTGTCCACATGTCTCAACTCACGTTTCTGACTACATGTCCAAATCGGCACCGGAACATCCTCCGGATATGAAATACGCTCCCAATAGTCTTCAAGAACTCCTCTAGCAGTTTCATCCGCGAGAAATTCCTTCTTACTAGGAAACTTACGTGACCAAGGATAGCCACAAGAGGTACTCTTATTCATAGCCTGAATAACCTCTTCAGCAGACGTTTCAACACTCCCACCCATTGCTGTGCGAAAGTGCTTCTCCGTCCACTCACCCGCCTTCAAAAATAAACCCTCACTCACAACCGGGGCTGGCTTATCATATTTAGAAACGCTCTTAAAAGACGCTTCCAAAGAAGGTGGGATTTGACGATAACGTGAAATACTCTCAAAGCTCACTCCATTCTTTTGACAGAACAAAGCAAAACTCGAGTTACAAATTTCTTGATGTTTTTGTGGTGTGACCTTAGTAACTTGGCCTAAATAAGATATATTAGAATTTTTAAAATATTTCTGGTAAAGCTCAGATGGTTCAAGAGCTAAACCCCCTCTACTTCCCCCTGGAAAAACAACACGATCAAATAGATACTTCTCATACCACTTGACCCAGTTTTCCTCAGAGGGGAGGGGGCCACTTAAAAATTCTGGCAGCCGGGAATCTTCTTCGCAACGGCTGCCGTAAATGGAATAAATACATTCACTCCCTGAGCATATCCTTTATGCCAT